GGTGCCGGGGGCGGCGTTGCGCCGTCCGTGGACGTGTCTGACATCTGGGTTTCCTTCCCGTTTCGGGTTGGGTGGGTAAGGGGGACCCCCGTTTCGGGGGTCCCCAGGGCCGCATCTTGCGATGCGATCTAGAAGAGGTCGGCTTCGCCCTCTGCGGGCGGCGGGGCTGGAGGGGCCTGGACCTCCAGCTCCCCACCCCCGAGGGCTTTCGCCTGCTCGATCTCCTGCGGCGACATCCCCAGCCGGCGCCGCCAAATCATTTCGAGCGGCACGCCCAGGCTCGCTTCCTTGACGGCTGCGTCGGTCTGCTCCCCCGTCGTCTTCGACTCCGGGTCGCGCCAAAGGATTTCCGACTGTGCTGCGTCGTCGGGTTCGACTTTCGCGATCTTCATCGCGAGCCTCATCATCGACTCCCACGTGTCGCCGAACGTGAGCTGCTTCCGCTTCACCTTCGCGACGAGGCCCGTCTCCGTCGCCTTGAGACTCTCACCACTGGGGAAGTTGCCGGAGGAGCCAAGCAGATAGTGCGGTGGCGTCCTCGTCTGCGCTGCGATGTGCTGGACGAGCATCTCGACCGCCTGCGTGTAGTTCTTCAGGTCGGCGGCCTGGAACTGCCCGAAGCTCGCGTCGGGGGCGGCGACGGCCCAGACGTTCGCAGCCGACGACATCCACGCCTTCAGCTTCGTGACCGCCTCGGGGTCGTCGGGGTCGACGGCGATGCCGGTCGCCCACCGCTGCGGGAAGGCTGCGAACTCGGAGGCGACGAGCATGTCGGCGACGAGCTTGTTGATGGCGTCCTGCGGTTTGATGACCGTCTGCAAATCCGACATTCCCCCCGTCATCATCCCCGGGGAGTTGTAGAGGGCGAGCATCGGCACTTCGCCCAGCTCGTGCGGCTCGACGGCGTCATGCTCCTCGTCGGCCCAGGGGGCCAGCTCGACTTTCCGGTTCCCTTTGACTGCTTCCCGGGAGCGGTAGTGGGCGACCAGGTCGGGCAAGTAGACGTTCGCGTAGACGTAGCCGTCGTCGTCGGCCCACTTCTTGAGGGCGGCCTGGCGGCGCCGGCGCATCCCTGGGGCGTTCGCTACGACGCACTGCGACGGATGCTCGACGGTGATCATCGGCGGCTCGCCCTCGGCGCCGGGAGCGACGAGCACGTACGACTCCCCGCACTTGACGGCTTCGGTATGGGCGAGCATCGACTGCGCGTCGAGGTCGTTCGCCTGCCAGATAGCCCACGCGTCTTCGTCTGCGTCGGCTTCCGCCCCGAAGCGGAACCCCTCGACGCCGAGCCTTTCGACGGAGGCGTCGACGACGAGCGCACACCAGTTGTCGGAGAAGGCTTGGAAGAGGGAGCCGAAAGTCTCGCGGAAGCGGGAGGAGACGAACGAGAGGCGATGCCTCCCGGCGTAGTAGTTCTCGTACAGCTCGACGGAGGGGCGGCGGGCGTCAAGGCGCTTCTCCAAAACGGGGAGCCATTCGTCCGGGGTCGTCGGCATCAGCTCACCTCACCTCAGAACGACACCGGGACTCGGGAGCGCACCGGCTCCTCCTCTTCCGGCTCCTCCCGCCATGCGACCGCCCGGTCGTGGGCGACGACAGCGCAGACGGCCAGGTCGATCTTCCGGGGCGAGGCCTTCGCGTCCTTCACGATGCGAGGCCCCAGCCGGTCGCGTTTCACGACGCAGTTCCGCATGTGGGCCATGAGCCGCACGTCGCCGTCGTGCGTCAGCGTCTTCTCCATGACGGCGTCGAAGAACTTCGCGCAGGCGGGCACCATGCGGGCGGGCGAGGAGGTCGGCCATTCGATGATGGGGAGGCCCTCCTCGAGGAGAAGTTGGATGGTGCGGCTCCAGCGGAACGGGTCGCAGGCGACCTCTACGACATCCCAGAATGCGCAGGCGTCGCGGACGGCCTGCTCGACGTCGGCGATGTCGACCCGCCAGCCGTGCGCTCCCTCCGGCCGCTCCCAGGCGTCGACGACGAACAGATGGCCGTCGAGCGTGCAGCCGACGATGCCCGTCGAGTCGCCGTCGTAGGAGCCGTCGAAGCCGAGCACGACTCTCTCCCCGAGGGGCGGGGAGGGGCGGGCCGTCGCCCGCTTCTCGAACGCTCCAGCGGGGAGCCACGCCGTGACTCCCGCCACCCATTGGTTGCACCGCTTGATCCGGAAGTCGACCTCGGCCGTCCGGGCGACAGCCGACTCGAAATCTTCGGCGGCGACCAGATCGTCGTAGCCGGGGTTGCATGCCCGCCACGTCTTCTCCGAGCGGTGGTCCGCTCCGTCGGGGGCCTCCCACCAGGCGAAGAAGAACGACGGGTCCGCCTCGTCTCCTGCGACGACCCGCTGGCCGTGCTGGTACAGCCGGTAGCAGATGGAGTCCCCACCCGTCTGATCGGAGCGGACCCCTGCCGTCGTGAGGGCGAGAACGAGCGGGTCCTCCCGGGCGCCCGACCCCAAGTTCATGACGTTCCACAGGTCGTCGGTCGGCTGGACGTGCAGCTCGTCGAAGATGACCAGCGTCGGGTTCAGGCCCTCTTTGGTATAGGCCTCGGCGGACAAGCACCGGTAGATGCTCCCCGTCGATGGGACTTCGAGGACGTCGCGGTAGGGGCGGACGAGGGCGGAAAGCTCCGGTTCCAGCTCGACCATCCGCTTCGCTGTCCCGAAGACGATGCGGGCCTGCTCTTTGTCGCCAGCGCAGGAGTAGACCTCTCCGCCTTGCGGGCCAGAGATGAGCTGTTCGAGGGCGAGCGTCGAGCCCATCGTCGACTTGGTGTTCTTGCGGGGGACGCCGATGAGGCCGACTCGGAAGCGGCGCCGGCCGTCTTTGCGGCGGGCGAGGACGCTCTCGTAGAGGAGCCGCTGCCAGGGGCGGAGGCGGATGGGGTCGCCGACCTTCCCTGCAATCGAGTCCTTCGGGACTTTGCAGAGGAGTTCGATCCAGTCGCAGGCGTAGGCGCCGTCGCCGCGCGCCCTTTCTGAGGGCGTCGTGCGGGTGAGCCATCTGGGGGCCGCCGCTTTTCTTGTGGGAATCTCCATTTATCCCTTGCTAGCCCTTCCGGCCCTCCGGCCCCGCATGCTTCGCTCGCAGCTCCTCCATCTTCGACATCGCCTTCATCTCCGCCAGCCCCATCTGCGCTCGAGACGACGGCGTCATCCCCAGAAGCCCCAGCCCCGTAAAGAGGCGCAGCTCCAACTCGCGCAGGCCCCGCCGCAGGCCGACCGCGTCCGGGTTCGCCATCACCCGCTCCCGCAAAGCGACCCTTTCGTCCGCCAAATCGCAGACAGCGCACAGCGCCTCCACGTCCAGCGTCGGCGACATCCAGGCTCTCCCCGCCGTCCAAGCCGCCCGCCAGACCCCCCCGCCCGCAGCCCCCAAGGGGCGGGGCGGGTCCGGCACACCCACCCCTAAGGGCAGATGATCTACGACCGGCCCATCGGGGAGCGCCCGCTGCCCCGGGTTGCCGAGGAGGCGCTTCAGCTCGACAGGCTTCGCAGGGTTCGGCATCAGCTCCCCCCCGACCAATGGACGCCGTGGAGCCAAACTCCCGGGCACGCACAGACTCCGCTCTCCTGCCAGCCTCGCCCGTCCCGATCTCTGACCCGCTCGCCGTAGGAGATGCCACGGCCGCAGGTCGAGCAGAACGTCGCCCTCGTCGGCGGCTCATCGCAGACGAGGCACGGATGCTCCCTGCCATACGACACGCCACCAACCCCCGACCCTGCGCAGACGGGGCAGGCAGCTCGGGCGCCCATCAGACGCCCCCGAAATCTTCGATAGCCACAGGCCCCGCACGCCGAGCCGCCGCCACCGGGTCGCCCTTCACGAACGTCAGCACCGCTTGATGCGAACGGCCCAGCTTCCGAGAGGCTGCGAACATTCGCCTCGTCCGCAAAGGCAGCGACCCGCAGGCGTTGATGAGCACAGCGTCATTGTAGAAGTCGAGCCCCGCATCGCCCGCGGCCCTGACCGTATCCGCCACGAACCCCCGATACAGCCCGCTCTTCGGGTCCCTGATCTCCGAGACGACCAGCACGGCGAAGCGGTCGTCCCGCAGACAGTCCGCCGCCCCCATCAGGCACGCCAGATAGCCGTCCAGGAACTCCTCGTAGGAGGGCG